GGCATCGAGCATGCCACCCTTGCTGTTCTGGCTCGGAACGGTCTTGGTGTTCCTCGAGGGAGCGCCAGAAGCGTTGACGGCAGGAACAGCAGAGGTCCCCATGGTCGCGAACTTGGTGGTCGTCTTGTCAGCCATTAGTTGCCTCCGTAAGTACGGTAGGGGCTGCCGATCAACAGCCTCTTCTGAAAGTTGTCGGAACTCTGCCCGTTTACCGACTGTCCGGGGCCCTGCAGGGGCTGACGAGCGCGGTCTGCGGTGGACATGCCATTCGCAGGCTTAAGGATCTGGTTCTCCTCGAGCGTCGACTCGGGCTGGAAACCGGCGTGACCGGCTCCTACCTGAGCGCTCTGAAACTGGGGAGGACGAGGCCGCAGGTCGCTAAGCCCCTGCTCGAACGCGATGCCGCGATCAGTCTCTGCCATCAATTCCTCCAGTCATCCGGTTTCAGTTTACCGGTTGACTCCCGGCATCGGTTAGTTAACGATGACGCGCAGGAGCAGCGCGGAGACCGCCTCGCGGTCCGGCATGGAGATGGTCGTGAACCCCGGCCGGATCGACAGGACGAACCCTCGAGGGGCTGTGTGCTGGGACGCGACCGCGACCGCCTTGACTCCCTGCGAAACCGAAGCAGCGCCGACGCATCGAAGGACGACCGGCCGGTTATCGCTCACAGCGTGCGAAATGACGCTGGCCAGGGACTTGGTATTGGTGCTACCGGATACCCTGATGACATTCTCTTCTGAATCCGCCATGCTATTCTCCACGATGGTTTCCAATGGGTGTGTTCCTATCTGATTCTACGGGCGGAATAATTCCGGTTGCTAAATCATCTTAGAGACGACCACTGACACTCCCGGGGGTCGCAGCGCGTCGGCGTAGGCCTTGGCGGCGTGCATGTCGACCACTCGAGCGTCATCGGCCCAGATCCCGGCGTCGGTCAGAGAGTCCTCGACGGCCCTGACCAACTTCGATAGATCCGGCACCACGGTGGGGTAGTCCCGCCTCACCGTCTTGGGCCGCTCCATGTAGAACAGCATGTCGACCTGCAGGGGCCCGTCCAGCGGCTCCTCGGGAGCCAGGGGTAGAACCGTGTTGGTCACGTGCTTGCGCCACTTGGGGAGGTACTTGGAGGCCTCGATCATCCGCCCTCCCCCGACATGCCTCTTGCTGCCCTGGGGTGCGGCCTTGCCCTCGATGAACGCGCGCCAGGTGGTGGTCACCACGTCACCCGCTCATAGGTTTCGCGAAAGATGCCATCCTTTACCGGGTAGAACTCGCCTTGGACACCCTGGATGACCCAGTCCCCAAGGCTGACCCAGTGCCCACCTTCCAGCGTGGCGATGACCATGCGACCGTCCCGTGGGTCGATGGTCACACCCGACTCGGGCCACGGTTTGCGGCCTTCGATGACGTCGAGCGGCTCGAACGACCCGAGGGTGTTCCTTTCGATCCACTGGTAGATCGCGTGAGTGTGGCTCGTGGAATCCGGAGTTGGACCGCCCTCTGGTCCTGCGCCACCGCCGCAGAACTGACGCGCTTCGATGACGACGGGCTTCTTGCGGAACTTCGGCATCAGAACGTCCCGCTCATCATCTTAATGAGGACGGCCAGGGTGTCCCGAAGGTCGTCCATACCAAGGTGGTTAGGCAGGACGGAGTCGACTAGATCGCCTGACAGCCCCTGGTCGCTGACGTGAGCGTTGACCGGCTCCGTACCGTGACGGACGATCTTGATGACCTCACCACCGAGGCTGCGAACCCAACGGGCCTCGTTTGGGAAGCGGACGTCGCTGATGACCCAGCGCTGGTTGGGGGTCTTGTTCATCGTGCGCTCGGCTACCTGCAGCCACACGTCGTCGCCTAGAAGGGAGCGACCAACCTCCGTGCCGAAGACCTGCGGAAGACGTCGACCCTCAGGGGTACCGTCGGTCAGGGGTCCTGCCTTCTTGGTCTCCTCCCAGCCGATCTCGTCCACCACGTCCTGCAGCCGGTGGATCCGGCCGACACTGTCCACCTGGAAGATGGGGTTGAGGGTATAGAGGGCCTTCTTGATCGGGTCGGCCAGAGAGAGGCGCTTGTACCCGTACTCACCTAGAAGGTTGGCGACGGTGTCCTTCCCCACCTGGGCGTACCCAGTCAGGCCGATGACCTTCGGGAGGTTAGTGGGAATCCCGGTAGGCACGCGAGGACCCCTTTCGGTCAGGCCGGAGAACGTGTCGGGCTCGAGGTACATGGTTGTCACAGGAAGTTACGTCCTTCGTAGTCGGTGGCGGTCATGCTGAGGGCAGGGAGCGCTTGACGTGTGGCTTCCTGCATGAAGGGGGCGTTGAACAGGGCGGCTCGAGCGGAGACGACTGCGGTGTTGCGGTCTTTCTCCATGGTCACCAACTGGTTGAACTTGCCTCCCCACCGGCCGGTCATCCAGTCGGTCTGCTCGAGCAGAGGCGTGAACTTGACGGCGAGATCAGCGATGACCGCATTCGCCTTGTCGAGGTCACCGAGGGTGTCGTGGAGGTCGGCCGAGGTGCTCTTGAGGTTGTGCCGGGTCGACTGCAGCAGGTCAACGACCAGCCACAGGATCAAGGACAGAAAGACAACCAGAACGATGAGGATGTCGATAGCCATCAGTCGTTGAGCCCCTTGAAGACCATCCCGATGAGGGACAGCGCGCAGCCGACCCAGAAGGCGTGAACAAGGGTCAGTTCCGGGACGGCCGGGATCGCGGCGTGCAGCAGCCAGAAAGCCGCCCACACGGCGAGGGTGTCGAGGACTGTCGCTAGAAGGATGGCGGCTAGAAAGCCCAGGATGAGTAGAACGATCTCCATCAGTACTGCTCCTCGGTGGTGAAGTGCTTCTCCGGGATGACGAAGATGTCGCCCCAGGCGTTGGTGTCCCAAGAACCGTATCGTGAACCGGTTCTGCGGTCAACCCGATACACGATCCGCTTGTCATCGTCGACAAACTCCAGCCACAGACAGGGGACACTGTCTAAGTACTCCCACTCGGTGCGGTGGTAGGCGATCCCCTCAGAAGTCCGAACCGATGCCCGGGTCGCTCCCCTGTGCTGGTAGAGACGGAGGAGGAAGTCGTACTCCCCCGCCTTCACCCGCGCGGTGGGAGTGAGCGCGAGGTAGACGGGCTCGCGCATGTTGGTCAGGAGGGTGCGGGGTGCTCCGCTCTTGGAGCGCTCCCGCCTCTCCCACGGAGGCGATGGCAGCCTACTGAACCGACGACGGACAAGTCTCACGCCAGGATCTCGTCCACGTACTCGGTGACGTTCATGCGTCGGACGTTGTCCAGGTGCCGTGCGCTGGCGTTCCAGGGCTGGTCGTGCAGGCGGGCCTTGGTCCCCACCGCGAGCAGGGCATCGACGTGGTCAGCCCGGTCGTCGAGGAACCAGTCGGTCTTGAACACCGTCTTGTCCGGGGAGAAGATGATGTCGCCAGGGATCTCCCAGTACTCCATCCACGCGCGGGTCCACTCCTTGATCTGCTCACCGTTCGGGCCGAAGGATCCACGGGCGGTGATGAGGACGAGGTCGTGACCCGCATCCACGATCCGGTTCAAGGCCTCGAGCACCCCAGGCATCGGGTCGAAGTAGTAGAGCGTGTCCCCAGCGTTCACCAGGGTCTCGAGCCACAGTTCCTTGCTGCAGCCGTAGTCATCCTGCACGGCCCACTGGGTGGGCGTGACACCGTTGGTGATGCCAGCGGACTCGCAGATCTGATGTGCAGCCCTGTACCAGCCGTACAGCACGTCATCGACGTCGCTACCGATGATCATGGGCACTCCACCATTGCGACCTTGGCGTCGGCCCATCTCAGTGCCATGGAGATGTCGAAATCGTCGCGTGGGCTACCTGGGAAGGACCAGCAGCGAGTGGCAATGACGTGAGCACCACGCGTTCCTCGGAGTCTGCGTTCATCACTCAGGTAGGTCCACTCACGGGAATAGAGTTCGTACCTGCGTGCCAACAGCACGGCTTCCTGGTAGTTCCTAGCGAGGATGTAGATCACGCGTTCCACCTTCCATTGCGTCCCTCACGGGCGTCTCGACCTACCCGGCGGGTCAGTTCACGGGAGATGAGAGTGCAGCGCTTGTCTGCGCTCTCGTAGATGCTCTGGGCGAGTTTGCGGTAGCCGTAGGCCACGCGCTGGGTCTCCTTGGCCGCGAGATACTCGGGGTCCTCGTAGACCTTCGCCTTAGCCGCAGAGAGGGTCTTCTCGGAGGAGTTCTTGATGGCTCCGATGGCCTCGAACTCACGGATGGCTTCGTCGGCGTACTTCTCTTCGACCTCCGCGAGAGACAGACGCGCCCCCGTGTACTCCACCCACGCTGACGCTCGGCCGAACAGTTTCATCAGCGAGGAGTCGTCGAGTTCCGTGAGGTCGTCCGGCAGTGCTACCCGCTGACCCTCGGGACGCTCGGGCATTTCCAGTCCGGCCAGATCCAACCTTGCGGCCACTGGGCTCAGGCTCTCCAGCAGATCCCACCCCGAGCGCTTCTTCGGCTCGGTCTTCGTCAGGGTTCGTGCCACTCTCTTCTTCCTTCCAGCAGAGTTCCTTGAATGGGCAGTTGGAGCAGGGACGCCGGTCCTTGCGGGCTCCCTCGAACCGGTCCGGGAGCGTCCCCTCCTCCGCGTGCTTCTTGACCGTCAGGGCCTTGTCCATCAGCCGGTTGGCCAGCCGCTCGTTGTACTTGAGGACGAACTCCTTGACCTCCTGGGTGGCCTTGAACTCGTAGATGAAGACCACCTTGTCGACGTCCATCCCCATGAGCCGCGCGATGAAGAGGTAGATCATCGTCTGGCGGATGTGGGAGGGGAACGGACCCGTGATCGACTTCCAGACACCCTTCATGTCGATGATCTTTCGACCGTCCAACTCGTGGGTGTGCTTGGCGAGGATCTCGGGGTTGTCGAAGCGGACGGTTCCCTCACCGATGCTCTTGATCTCGAGCAGGGCCTTCAGGTGCGGGAAAGCCCCGTCTTCATGACCGACGGTGCGGTGGGAATCCTCGGCGTCCAGAGGAACCTCAAGGTATCGAAGAAACGAGGCACCAGCCTTGCACTCGGGGCACTCCTCGGGGGCCGTGCCTGACCACCTGTGTTTGCACTGGAGGCACCGCCAGTCTCCCCCGAGGATGCCCATGTCCCAGAATCGCTTCTGCCATTTGTCATGGATCGAATGCCCTTCATCGAAGATGTTCTCAAGCGTGAACGAGTTGCCGGTTGACTTCGGCTCGTTGCCCTGAAGCCGGTACACCGTCTCCCGCAGGCACCAGTCCGACTTCGCCATCTCCGAGGGATGGACGACGTCCTGCCGACGATCCGAGGGGGCCGTCGACCTCTTCAGCAGGAACTCCTGCACGTCCCCCAGAACGAGGTTCGGTGCCTTCCGTGCCTCCATCAACTGCTTGAAGTTGCCGCTCAAGGCGACGGGCTTCGCGCTGCCGCTCTTTGGCTTCCTCGTGCGCGACGATGAAGTCGTAGTCCGGGATGTCATCCAGGTTTCCCCAATCAGCCTTCTTGGTGTGCTTACGTATATAGTGCCGCTGAGCGGGGACAGTCCCACCCCAGACACCGTTGTGCTCGTTGTTGATCAGGGCGAACTTCAGGCACTTGGCCTTGATCGGGCAGGCTCCTCGGCCGTCGTCGAACCCATTGCAGATGTGCCGGGACTCCTCCATGTCGTCGAACCATGGGTCGAAGTCGGAGTTGCCCTTGAAGGGGATGCAGCGGGCGTCGAGTGTGCCGCTGGGGCCTTCCCAGTGGGGCGCGGGAATCCGCAGGACCATTACGATGACGACTGCCCACCTTCGGTGAGCCAGCGGAAGACGGGCTCGCGTAGAACGACCCACTCCTCACCGCCGAAGGAGACAACGAAGAGCATCTCGCGGTTGTCCTGCAGGGCGTGGTTCTCGGCCACGTGCAGTTCATCCTGCTTGAGGATGTACTGGGCCTTGTCGGTGTACTTGGCCTCGATGCTGTACTCGGGGGTACGGACATCGTTCTTGCGGGCCCAGCCGTTACCCGAGCCAGCGACCCGAAGACCACCGAACCTCGAGGCGATCTTGTCCTCCTGGCGGCGGGACTTACGCTGCGGACTGAGCATCAGTCTCCCCCTTGCCACGGCGGGAGACCTTGCGCTCACCAGCGGAGGAGGCAGTCTCGACGTCGTCCTCGGAGATCGCCCGGAAGTGTGCGGGGTTGCTGGCACGCACGAGCACCTCGGACTTGATGTACTCCTGCAGGTCCAGGTCGCCCCGGACAGCCGCGTCCAAGGCCTCCTTACCCTGCCAGCGTAGAAGCGGATAGCCCTTGTCGTCGTAGCCTCGGCCGTCGTCGACCGAGAAGTAGGCACCGCTGCGTTGAATGACGTCGTAGAGCAGCCCGAGAACCTTGATCTCCTGGACCTCGTCGTAGTCACCGCGCTCGAACCCGTGCTGCGGGGCATCGCGGAAGTAGAAGTCGATCTTGGCGACCTGTCGTGGGGCAGCCGACTTGTTCTTGACCGTGGTGGCCTTGATCGTCTGGCCCACCTTCATCTTGAGGTTCTTGCCCGGGATGGGCTCCTCGATGTACTCGTCCCGCTTGGTCTCGATGCGGACGTAGAAGGCGTAGTTCTTGGCCTTGCCGCCGGGAGAGGTGGTGGGGGTACCGAAGGGGGAGAACTGTCCGATGGCGTCGCGGAACTGGTTGATCATGATGCCGAGGATGGGCCGGTCCTCCTCGTCCGTGAGCGAGCGACGGGTGGCCGCTCCGGCCTTGCGGAAGAACTTGCCGGTGAGGCGGGCACCGAGTGCCATGGTGGCCTCGTCCATGCCCTTCTCGGCCTCCTCGTCAGCCACGAGAGCCGGGTAGGAGTCGATGACGATGAGGTCCACGGTGCGGCTCTCGGCGAAGGTCAGGACGACCTCGTAGGCCTCTTCCATGGACTGAGTGGAGTGAACGATGACCCGGTCGTTGTCGACGCCCAGCGCCTGCGCCTGGTCGGCGTCGTAGTGCTCGGCCGCGATCCACAGGGTGGTGAAGTCAGGGTTGATCTTCTGGTTGGCAGCGACGGTCTTCAGAGCGACAGCAGTCTTGCCACTGGACTCGTGGCCAACGATCTCGGCCCACTGGTTGGCGGGCCATCCCCCACCGAGCGCGACATCGAGAGCCAGGGATCCTGTGGTGAAGCGCTTGCTGACCTTGATCGCCGAACCTAGAACCACGGCCTCGGCCTTGAGTTCCTTGTTGACCTTGTTGATCAGCGCGACAGCGTCCTTATTGACGGGCATACATCTCCTAGATGGTGGGTGTGCTCGTCAAGCGTACGGGCTGTTCCGATTGTCCGCAACAAGTCTAACAACTGCTGGGAGAAAGAAGTTTAAGTATCCTGCCGGTACTGGGCGATCAACCCCAGCACTCACAACCGACAGGTGCCTAGGTCTTGCGTACTGGTTAATGGGCACCGCGTGAGAACGGTTACGCCCAGCCTAGGCTCTGTGCTCCTCCGGTGAGACTCGAACCCACACTAAACTCCCGGAAGGGGAGCCGCTCTTCCACCTTGGCGTACGAAGGAACCACTCATATTGATCGCCCGATATTCGCTAGCGCCCAGGAACGGGAGACATGCCTCCGGTGTTCCTTGCGTCGGGTTGGTGATGGAGTGACCCACCTTCTGCGCTCCTCCAGCGGGATTCGAACCCGCACACAGCCCCATATCCGGGGCTCGCTATACCATTTTGCGTATAGAGGAAACGCGTTTATTGTCCGCCGACGAGTCCGGAGAGGACGTGGGCCCTGAGGGATGCAGGATCACCCCACCACATCTTCGCGGCGCTCGCTGACCAGGCAGGGCTCGAACCTGCGACTTAGCGCTTAACAGGCGCTCACTCTGCCAACTGAGTTACTGGTCAACGTACCTGTGATCACCACTCGCTTCCCACCCCGGCTTGAGACATGCCTCGTGGTCGTACCACGGTGCCACCCTCTGTTTCATCCAGTCAGCAGGATGGTCATGTCTCTCACGGGCCTAAAGCCTTGTCCGTGTCACAGGTAACTCTGTTCAGTTTTTACCGCTAAAGGTTATACACCATGCCAGGTACGGGCTTGGTGGCTACGTTGGTGCGGGTGTAGCGTCCCCTTAAATCGGCATGCCAACTACGATACAGAGGAAATCCGGTTCATGTCAAGCGGCAATGTCAACCACTTCACAGGCACCGCTTGATGCCACGCAGGCCAACTCCTGAGCACCAGATGTTGTGTCGAACTTCTCGTAGAACCCCAAGTCCTTCCAGTCGAAGGACTTCGGCATGGACTCGAGGGCCCGGTGGTAGGCCAGTTCGTCGATCTCCTGGTACGGAGCCTGCTTGTAGATGTGCTCGCTGTGGGGCAGGAAGGAGACCCCGGCGCACTCGTCGAAGTGGTCGTACACCCACGACGCGACGTCGACCCACTCGTCCTCCCGCACAGTCACGGTGATGCTCGGGTTGTGCTCGCACCAGTGGCGACGGTAGGCCAGCCACAGGTCGAGGTGCTGGAGCGCGGTGAGGTGGTCACGGGTGACCGCGCCCTCCGGGGCCTTCTGGGGGAAGGAGAAGACCACGGTGTCGTTCGGGTTGTGGATCTCGTCCTCGTGCGGGATACCCACGTCCATGAGGAACTGGGACAGAGGGTCCTTGCGGTCCCCCCGGACAGTGCGGATGTAGTGCTCGCTGTGCCAGGGGTGGATGCCGCTCGAGACACCGACCAACTGTGAGACCGTGCCAGAGGGCTTGACGCAGGTGATCGCAGCGGAACGCTGGATTCCCAGCCGGTCTGCCTCCTTGGCGTTCACCTCGACAGCCCGCTCCCGCATCTGCGTAAGCCACAACTCGAGGTGCTCCGCGCCCTGCGAGCCGTTCAGCACGGAGTGACCCATGATGCCAGTCAGGGAGACGCCGAGCAGTCGCTCGTCCTCGGTGTTCTTCTGCCAGATCTTGCGCAGGTACTTGAAGTCCGTGAGAGTCGACTGGTAGGTACCCATCAGGGTGGCCGTCTCGACCTTGGCGAGCAGATCCTCGAGGGTGTCCTCGGGACGCACGACGACCTCAGTCAGGTTGCAGAACTGGTAGGGACGCAGCAGGATCTCGGCGCACGGGTTGGTGCCGAAGTCGAACGAGGAGTCACGTCGGCCGTTCTCCTCGGCCTTGGTCTGTGCTGCCTTACGGTTGAAGATGCCACGCTCCCCGGACTTGGAGTCGTAGAGGGTCTTCCACTCCCCCAGGAACGTCGAGACGTCTGGCTTGCCGGTGTACACGGCCGAGTTGTTCGCCAGGGCACGCTGACCGTTGTCCTCCCACCAGTTACCCGACTTGCTGAGGGCGACCTGCTGGTCGGTGAGGTCGGACAGGGAGATCAGAGCCGACCGTCGCACGCCACCCACGACGACCACGGAGGCGATCTTGGTCATGAGGTCATGAGACTCTAGCGGGGTGAGTCGTCGGCCATGAGCGCGCTGGAACAGGGCCACGGAGAACGCGAACAGATCCTCGAGCGGGGCAGGGCCCGAGGCGCGGCCACCGAAGGTCTTCAGCCGAGAGCCAGCGGGGCGGATCTTGCTGGTGTCCCACTCCGGCACCTGTCCAGCCCATAGAAGGGCGAGCAGTTCGCGGAAGGCTCGAGCCCAACCCTCCTTGCTGTCGGCCACCACGATGGTCGTGTCCGTGCGCTCGAAGGTCTCAGCCACCGGAGGCAACTTGCCCACGTACTTGGCCTCGACGGAGAAGCCGACACCGGTCCCGTTCATCAGGACGTACAGGGCCTCGTCGAACGAGCGCGGGTGGTCCACCGGCAGGTAGGAGCAGTTGAAGCCCGCGATGTTGGAGCGCTCGAGCGCGGGCCCTGCGGTCATCAGAGCGCGCATCGAGGGCATGACCTCGTGGTTGTAGATCGCCTGGAAGATCCGCTCCTTGGGAGCACCAGCGATCCGGCCACCGATGAAGTCGACGTAGCGCTCGACCGTCTCGCCCCAGTACTCGCGCCTCCCCTCCTCCTCGATCCAACGTGCGTATTTGGATGTCGCAATGAACTGCCTGTATGGGTCGGTGGTGTCGGTCACTTACTGAATCCTGTCAACGATTGTTTGTGGGCTGTAGTTGCTTTGCCCGCCTGCGCCACCGGAGGCGACCTGACGAGCGGGTGTTGCTGCGGCTCCCGCGTCCACCCCGGAGGGAAGACCACCTTGAGAGCCGGTCTGCTCGAACATGCCGCCGTTATAGCCGCACTCGAAGCAGCGTCCGTGGGACTGTCGTCCACGCGGAGGCATCATGTTTCCGCTGCCGCACTCCGGACAGCGGTCCGTCACCTTGGAGGACTTGGCCTTGGCCAGGTGCGCGGAGAGGTCTTCCTCAGGAGGTGGGTAGTACCCGGGCGGGTAGCCCTGCGGTTGATACTGTCCAGGCGGCGGATATCCCTGCGGGGGGTAGGGCGGTTGCTGCTGTGGATAACCCGGTGGATAAGCCTGAGGAGGGAACTGACCCGGGTACTGCGGAGGCTGCTGAGGGTAGCCAGGAGGAGCCGGTGGATATCCCTGTGGATACTGCGGGGCCGAGGTCGGCTGCGGCTGCCACCACGCGTTCCCTACCGGGGTTGGCAGGTAGGCCGGGTTGACCTGCGGCTGTACCGGTTGGGGTAAAGCGGGGTTGTTTGTCCGCTTGGCCCAGAAGTTACTCACTTACGGCTCCTGTGTGACTGAGGTGGACGACTCCGAGGGACAGCAGGTTCCCGAGCGTCGAAGCGACGCACCCGGTGAGCAGCATTGGAAGTTCCTCGGGACGGACAACGCCGTCGGGACGTCTTTCCAGAATAGCCTTCTGAATGACCTGGGCTGCAACGGCCGAGTAGACGTGCAACACCTGACCCACGGGCTGTAGTAACTCGACCCGTTCCTTAGCGGCCATCTGCTCCATCTCAGCCACCTCCTCGGAGGGCTGCACGCCACCGAGTGCCTGCCACATGGCGGGAGTGCGCAACTCCTCGGGCACCAGATCGAAGACGTATGAGGTGGCGATCTGCTCCACGCTGATTACGGTCATCTACTTAGCCTCAGCCCAAATGTCACAGACCTTCAGGTCACTAGTCATGGGGACGGACAGCCACTTGGCGATCCCCTCCCCCAGCATTGCTTCACGCATGATGGCTGATATCTCCTCTGTCTTCTCCGCAGGGCACTCGACGACCAGTTCGTCGTGGACCGAGAGGATGAGTTTGCTGTCTTCCGGTAGGGCTGCGTGCAGACGAACCATGGCCAGTTTGATCAGGTCCGCTGCCGAGCCCTGGATCAGGCTGTTGACTGCCTGACGCTCGGCCTTGCCCCGTGCGCTCCCTTCTCGGGCGAACAGTGCCGGGATCCGTCGCTTGCGACCCATCAGAGTACGAAGGTGGGCTGGTCTGCGGGTGCGCGCTGCGGCAACCACTGCCTCCTTGAACCGGTAGATCTCGGGGAACTCGCGCTCGTGGATGGCCAGGAACTTCTTGGCTTCCTTGAGGGTGATGTTGGCCATGGCCGCGACCTTGTCCGGGCCCGCACCATAGACGACGGCGAAGTTGATGCCCTTAGCGGTCTGTCGCATGGCCTTGGTCACGTCTTCGAACGCCACCCCGTAGACCTTGGCTGCGGTAAGGGTGTGGGCGTCGATGCCGTTGTTGAACCCGTCGACCAGGGCCTTGGCCCGGGAGTAGTGGGCTAGAACGACAAGTTCGATCTGGCCGTAGTCAGACACCACAAGTTTCTTACCCGGGCCCGCGACGAACAGCCCACGGACCTTCGTACCCAGGTCGGTACCCGGGCGAGGGATGTTCTGCAGGTTGGGTGAGCGGCAGGAGAAGCGGCCGGTAACCGTGCCGTACTGCACGAGGTCGGCGTAGATACGACCGTCGTAGATGATGCAGGGCTTATCCGGGTCGCCCTCCACCCCGAGGTACCCGTTGATGTAGGTGCCCAGGATCTTGTTGACTTCCTGGTACTCGAGCATGCTCGCGCAGACAGGGTTCTTCGGGTAGTGCTCGAGCGTCGTGGCGTCGGTGGAGGGTGCCCCACCCTTGGTCTCCTTGAGCGGACGCAGGCCTTGCCCGCCCTCCTCCTTGGAGCCGAAGAGGATCTTCTGCTTCTGAGGTGCGGAGTTCAGGTTGAACTTCTGGCCAGCAGCCTTGTAGATCGCGCCCTCGAGGTCGATGACCTGGGCTGACAGTTCCGTCCGCAGGGTGTGCAGCATGTCGACGTCGACCATGGCACCGGTCATCCGCATGGAGATCAGTACCTCGAGCACCTGCATCTCGAGCGCGTAGATGTCCGTCAGACCCTCGTCCTTAAGCATCGGCAGGAAGTGCCTCTCCTGCATGAGCCAGGGGTACTTGGCGTCGAGGTAGGCGTAGCGGGCGACCTTGCTGAAGGGGTGGATCTCCACCTGCCGACCGACGTGCTCCTTGTCGTAGGTGTGCTGGTAGTAGCGGGTCGTAAGATCCTTCAGACCCATGCTGATCATGTTCTCGTTGAGCAGCCACTGCTGGACGATGGGGTCGTCGTAGGGAGGGGCCGGTGGGGTGTTGCCGTAGTACTTGGCCACCGCCACGTTGTCGAAGGTCGCGTTGAACGCAGACTTGCGGATCGTGGGGTGCATGAACAGGGGCTCGAGCATGCCGAAGACGGTGCTCGGGTTCATCTGCTTGGGCGGTTCAGAGAACGTCGCCGGGATGAGGTCGAACTTCTTGGTGATCGGGTTCTTCTTGCGGGTCGCCTTCGTCAGCATCTCGCCGTTGGGGTGACCCATGGGTAGAACGATCCCGATGCCGTGGGAGGCGATGGAGAGCCAGGACACGGGGGCCTTGGAGGGGTTCCCACGGTCGGGCCCGTAGGTCTCGACGTCGAACAGGAACGCGTCCTGCTTCAGCAGGTAGTCGGTAGCGTCCCGGAGGTCCGCGCGGTCATTT